CGCTCTTCCGATCTACCAATCTTCTGCAAAAGGGATTGCCAGAAGGGGGGTGTTGTGCCTATACTACACAAATGAACAAACTTCCTGTGGAACTCCACCTCGTACATGGCACAAAGCCAGATCATGATCCGGTTGCATTGCCAGCAAATGTCAAAAAGAGAATTCCTGAAGCGGAGTGGATGACCAATCCCGAATCATGGAATCGATCAACCTTTGTAGCTGAAACCGCCGACTACCTTTATGAAGTTTATGGCATTGGCTCGGATCAAGATAAACATACTTTAGCTATGCTTGCCGATCAAATTGATCTTTACATCGTTTGCGGCAAACAGATAGACCCAGCCAATATTGTTATTTCTACAAATGACGGCAAAACCCTTGCACCAAACCCAGCCATATCTATTCGAAACAATGCGCTGAAACTTGCAATACAATTAATGAATGAGTTAGGGCTAACCCCTAGAGGTAGATTAAATAAAACAGGAACAAACTTGGAAGAAGATTCGGCAGTATCTAAGTTTTTAAGAGGTCCAAAAGGATAAGATGAACTATCAAGATGGCATCCAGTATGCCAATCAGGTAGCGAAGGGCGAGATTGAAGTTTGTAGGAATGTCAGGCTCGCTTGCCAGCGTTTCTTGAATTTTCTTGAAAACAAAGAATGGGAATGGGAGTTTGATCCCGATTACCCAAATCATGTGCTGGGGTTCGCTTTCTTACTTAAACATACCAAAGGACATCAAGCCGGGCAAAATGTAGTTTTAGAGCCTTTTCAAATTTTCTTTATTTGCGCCATTTATGGGTTTAGGGCAAAAAAGGATCACAGCAAACGGATGGTTACAGATGTCATTTTGTATATTCCTCGTAAAGCTGGTAAGTCCACACTAACCGCTATTATTGGATTATATGAATTAGCTTGCGGCGAAACAGGCTCAGAAGTTTTTACCTTGGCAACCAACCGAGAACAAGCATCCATTGTATTTGATGCATCCAAAGCATTTATTGAAACTGGACCAGCCGAGATTGCCAGCCTGTTTACTGTAAGCAAATATCAGATTGGTAAGCATGGCGATAGTCAATCTATGTTTAAAGCACTTAGCCGAGATACCAAAAAGACGGGTGACGGAAAAGCACCATCTTGTGTCATTGTGGATGAAGCCGCCGCCATTGTTGATAGGAACAGTATTGAGGTTTTGCACTCTGGTATGGTTGCCCGGCAAAATCCATTGCGGATTTACATTACTACCGCCAGCTTTACCAAAGATACTAAGTTTTATGAAGATATGTCCATGATGGAATCTATGCTTAATGGCGAAGCTAGTGATAACCCTAAATGGTTTGGTTTGCTGTATGCATTAGACCCACAAGATGATTGGCGTGATCCTAAGACTTGGGCAAAAGCCAATCCGATGCATGGAGTATCTGTATTTGAAGAAGCAATTGCACAAAGGGCAGAAGAAGCTAAAGCCAAGCCAGCCGCCCTCAATGAATTCCTTTGCAAAACCCTTAACATTTATGTTAGCGCCAACACTGCATGGATTGATAGGGCAAACTGGGACAAACCCGAATGTATTAAACCCAGCGCAGAACGAGAGCCAGAAGCCGTATTTATTGGGTTTGACTTAGCGGCTACAAGGGACTTAAATGCCGTTTGCACTTTAAAGCGATTTGGTGAGCTAGATTATGAAGCCCATTGGAAATTCTTTTTGCCAGAAGCGGGATATGATTTAATTCCTAAGCACTATCAAGACATATTTCGGGTTGCAGTAGATTCTGGCATTTTAAAGCTAACCGAAGGCAATGTAATGGATGATCGAGAAATATCTGATTACATTAAAATGGAGTGCGAAAAATATAGCGTTAAAGAAGTTGGTTATGATGCTTATAATGCCGCTTCCTTGGTAGCTCGATTATATGATGCTGGAATACCAGTTAAAAAAGTGGGACAAGGCATGGCGGTATTATCTAATCCTTCTAAATATGTAGAAAAATTAATACTTAATCAACAAATTAAACATGATGGCAATCCATTTGTAGGATGGCAATTAGGTAACTGCGAAATATATGAAGATGTAAATGGCAATATTAAAGTTCGCAAAAATGAAGCAGATAAAGCGGCGAAAGTTGATGGAATTATTGCAATGATTATTGCGGCGCATTGCAGTTTAGATAATCCTTTTGTTTCAAACAGCTTTGGTTTTAGATCATTCTGATATAAAATATAAAAAAGTGTTTTAAATTCGAGGAATAATATGGGTATTTTAGATATTTTCAGCAAGAAAAAAGCGGTTCAAAAAGAATCAAATACCCTATTTGGACAAACACAACTTGGTAATAATGTTATTTATCAAGGTGCGGCTGGCAGACAAACAGTTAGTCAGCAATTACTGTATGTAACCACAGGAAGCACTACTGCCGCTGGCAGAACCGTAGATATGTCGGTTCTTAGCCGAAATTCGACTGTAATGGCTTGCGTAGGTGTAAAAGCTAGAGCATTAGCCCAACTTCCAGTTAGGGTTATGTATAAAGCAGATGATGGCACTTTTGTAGATGCTATTTCTTCATCCGCAGTTGGACCAAGAGATAAAGCAAAAGCAAAGCAAATCGCTAATCTTTTATATAGCCCCAATAATTTTCAAAGCCAATATGAATTTTGGTATCAATGGTCTATGTGGCAAGATTTAGCTGGCGAATGTTTTACTCTTTGGTGGAGAAAAGATCAACAAGATTCCTTAGCTACTCCATTAGAAATGTATAACCTAGATGCAACTCTAATTACTGTTCAGCTAACCCCAACTCGCTATCCGTCTTATCGTTTAACAACGCCTACTTATGGGTTTAACAAAGATGAGCCATTATCTGCCCATCAAGTTATGCATATTTCAGAAGCGGCTTGGCAAGGTGTAGCGGGCTTTAATAAAGGTATTTTGGCTACAGAATTGATCGGTTTAGACCAAGATATTGATCTTTATGCCAACTTTGTTATGCAAAATGGTGCAAAACCTAGTGGGTTATTCCGTACAGATCAAGTAATTCCAGATGCTAAATACAAGGAAATTGCTGGAAGATTAAAAGAAGCATGGTCAAATATGACTGGCTCTAAAGATTCTGATTTAAGCAAACCGGGTCAAGGAATGTTGCTAGATCAAGGCATGATGTTTGAAACAGTCAAAATGCTGACTTTACAAGATGCCGATGCCGCCCAGTTAAAAATTCAAACCATGAAGCGTATTTGTGGTTTGTTTGGCGTTCCCCCAGCAATGATGGGTATTGCAGATCAAAGATATAACAATACCCAAACAATGCTTGATGAGTTCTATAAAACCACTATGTATCCAATGGTTATCAATATTGAGCAAAAGTTAAACAGTCATTTGTTAAAAGGTTATCCAAATCTATGTATTCGATTTGATACAAAAGATTTCTTAAAAGGTGCGGCTTTAGATCAAATGAATTTTGTTACTTCTGGCGTAAGCAATGGTATTATGACACCTAATGAAGCAAGAGAATATTTGAACATGGCAAAAGTTGATGGTGCTGATGAATTAGTGTCAAAAGCAACAAGTTCAGAGCCGTTACCCGGTAGTAGTCCACAAGATACTGGCGGCGGCGGTGGCAATCAAACTAGAAAAATGAATATAGGAAAATAAGATCATGGATACTGTTAATAAAATTCTAGATATATTTGGTTATCAACTTATCAAGAATAATGTTAAACTACCGACAAAATCTGTAAAATCCCCTAAAATACAAGATAATAATCAATCTATTAAAAATGGGATTATCAATGAATCAGAACCTAACCCTACTTTGCGAAGCAAAACTAAGCCTAAACCAATCCTCAAACGAAGGGTCAAATCCTAGTGGATTAATTGAAGCCAGAGTAACTTCTTGGGGTGCAAGAGAAGGTGCTGATGGGCGTAAATTTAATTATCAGCCGGAAGGCTTTGCTCAATGGGCAGATGAATTTGCTCAAGCTGGTAAACCATTACCAATGTTCCTTAATCACAATGATATGGGGATGCCAATGGGTCAATGGGATGAATTTAATTTTGATGAAACAGGGATGACCGCTAAAGGGAAGTTGTTTATGAACACTTCTGGCGGTGCTGATCTTTATGAAGTTTTAAAATCTTCACCTAATTTATTTGGTGGGGTTTCTGTTGGTGCTTTTGCAGACGAAGCACAAATGGTAGATGAAAATGGCGTTGCACTTGGCATTGATGCTGATGAAGGCGATGGTTATTTCCAAATTACCAAAGGTGGTTTGCGTGAAGTGTCAGTTGTTATGTATCCAAATAATCCAATGGCAGAAATTCATCGCTTGGAATATTTTGATGCAGATGGCAATGCAAATCCACGACTAATCGAAAAATCCTTGCGTGATGCAGGGCTTTCCCGAAAAGATGCGACCACCGCATCTTCAATCCTCAAAAAAGTATTGGAACAGCGTGATGTTGAGCCAGAAACAGTTGAGGTAGCCCCTATTCAGAGTGAGCCTGAAGCGGTGGTCAATGAAGCTGATGCAATTCTCGAAGCTCTTAAAGAAAGAGAACTGTTGAAAGCATTATCTAATCGCATCAAATAAAGGAATTATCATGAAAGAAGTTATTGAAAAATTAGACACAATCGAAGCATCTAATGTTGCTAAGATTGAAGAAGTAAAAGCAGAAGTTGCTACTACTGTTGAAGCCGCTAAAGCTGAATTTGCTGAAAAGGTTGCCGCATTAGAAGCTAAAATTTCTGAAGTGCAAGCTCCAGCAATTGTTAAAACATACGCATCTTTAGGTCAAGAATTGAACCGTTCTGTTAAAGAACAAGTTCGTGATTTTTACAAATCTAACAGTCGTGTAGAAAAAGAAATCAAATTGTTTGAATCAGTAGATCAATATGATGCTTACATGAAGGAAGATGGTTCACAGTTGGGTAATCCAGCGGGCTATGGTTCTGGTTACAATGTGGGTGGTCGTACTGGTTACGATCCTGTGTTCGTAGCATTGCGCCAAACCAATCCTTTGCGTGGTGTTAGCCGTTCTGTTGCTACTGATGGCTCTGCTTATCAATTCCGAGCAAAAACTGGCAATGCTGGCGCACAATGGGGTTATGCTATTCAAAACAATGGCGCACCTACAACTCAAAACACAAACATCTGGCAATTGGTGTTGAAAGATTTGAACTGTGAGTTCCCTGTTCGTACAGCTACTCTTGATGACATCGATGGTTTGGAAGGCAACATCATTTCCGACATGATGGCTGAGTTTGGTCAAGTTGAAGCACAATCTATGGTTTTAAACAACGATCAAACTGATTCACCAAGTACATACGGTGGTACAAATGGTTTGCGTGGTTTGAATCAATATGGATTTGCTGGTACATACACTGGCGGTTTAGTTCATGGCGCTTCTTTTGGTACAAGTGGTGTTGCTACATCTAATGGTCTTTCAACCATTAACACTTATGACCAGATTACAACCAACGGTACAAGCACAACCGTTAATAACATCACTTATAAAGATGTAATTAACTTTATTTACAGTTTGCCTAATCAATACTGGACTGAAAATGCTAAGTTCATGATTAATCCAATTCAGCTACAAGCTATTCGTGGATTAACTGATGACAATGGCAGACCAATCTATGTAGATGGCTTGGCTCGTACAGATGGCATCGTAGGTCAGTTGCTTGGCTTTGATGTTGTTGTTAATAAGTATTGCGATACTCCTAATGATCCCGGTACTTCACCAAAAGCAGATTTGTTCCCAATGTTCTTTGGTGATTGGACAAAAGGTCATGCAATCGTTGATCGTTTGAGCATGGTATTGCGTAGATACGACCAAACACAACCCGGATTTATTACATTCTATGGTGAGAAGCGTTTAGCATCATCTGTAGTTGATCCATTTGCGTTGGTAGCTTATCGTTCTACTCATACAGCAGACTAAAAGGTTGGGGGAGAAATCCCCCACCTTTTTTAACTTATTTGGAAATAAAAATATGGCAACTAATCTTATCCTTGAAGCAGTAAAAACAGCCTTAAAAGAAGGCGAAGCTACAGTTAATTTAAAGGAAGCATCTGCACTTACTGGTTCTGGATCAGGGATTGGTGGTCGAGTAATTTATGATGATGCTTTTGCATCTTTGCGTCAAAACAATCCATTTCGTAATGCTGGAGCAAGGGTAATTGATACTATTGGCTCTGATGAAGCATTTGTTGTTAAAACAGGAAATGTAACCAATATTCAACATAGCACTGATAATCCTTGGGGCTATGGAATCAACAACAATAATGCTAATGGCACTACTGGTTTAAAAAGTGCTGTTTGGCAAATTTCTATCAAATCTATTAATGCTAGAGTTCCTGTAAGAACCGCAGTATTAGATGATATTAATAACATTAATTCCGCTATTATTGGCGATATTGCATTGGAATTTGCTCAACAAGAAGCGCTTTCAATGATATTAAACAGTGATGCTACTGGATCTACAACAGTACAAACTGGTGCTACTTATGGTTTGCGTGGTTTAAATTATTATGCTGGCTCTACTTCAGCCGCCGCATTTGGTACAAGCGGATATGCTTTAACAGATGGCAGACATACAATGTTACAAGTAGCACAAGGATCTGCTAGTGCCGTTTCTTACAATGATTTGGCTAATTTGGCTGGTGCATTGCCACCTCAATATTGGACAGACCCAACAACAGCTTGGATGATGCACCCAACAACTATTAAGCTCTTGCGTGAGTTGGTAACCACTACTTCTGGTATTCCTTATTTCCTAGAGGTTGGCGATGAAGATGGCGGCGCAGTTGTTTATATGTTTGGCTTCCCAGTTATTGCTAACCCTTATATGGATTTGGCTGGTTCTGGTAAATTCCCAGTTTATTTGGCGGCATGGAATCAGTTTATGACTATTGCTGATAATGAATTAATGAGCATTAAAACTTTTGAACAAACTCAGCCCGGTTTTATTACGCTGTTTGCCGAAAAGCGTGTTTGCTCTACCATTCGGGATGTATTCGCTGGTGTTCGTTTAGTCGGCTAAGAAAGTAAACTATGTCATCTAACATAGCAATAGGGATGTATTCTGGCTCGCCTAGAAATCCTTGGAGTTACCAAAAAGTTGAGCAGATCAGTAGAGATACTGAAACTGCTTGGCTTACTTTGGAAGAAATTACTCAACAATTAAACTTGTTTGATGACCAAAGCCAAGACCCATATCTTACAGGGCTTGAATTAGCGACCCGTATGGCAATTGAGGATTATCTTGGTATGTCCATATTGCCAGTAAGCTATAAAGCCTACTATGGGGCTACAAACAATTCTATGGGGATGCAAACTGCCCTAGACTTGCCAGAAATTAGTCAGGATACAAATAGTTCGGTAGGCGTAACTATAGATGATGTTGGTTTTTGGAATACTGACCAGCCACCAGTTTTTGTATCATTAGATCCTACTGCATATTTTTATGATCCTACAGGCAATAAAGTAATTATTAATACTTTGCCAAATAATATTAATACAGTAATGACTAACCCAGTAGTGGTTTCTTATACTTTAAATTCAAATCCGATTGGGGCATATCCTGTAATTAAACAAGCTGGATTGCTTCTTTTAACTCATTTGTATAACAATCGTAGCAATACTATTGCTGGCAATATTGGGTTGGCAAACATCCCTTTTGGGGTGGATCAATTGCTTAGACCATATAAACCGCTGGTGCTGTAATGGCGATTACCCGCTATGAAAATATAGTAGTTAATAATGTAACCAATAGCATTAATGCTTATGGCGAACAAACTACAACTATTACAAAATGGTTTGATACTAGAGCTAAAGTTGCTGATGTAGCTAATAGCCTTAGAATTGCTGAAAAATATCGGGTTTATACTGATTTAGTAAATTTAACCTTAAATTACACACCAAACACAAAAGCTATAGTAGATAATCAAGACCTTTATAGCATAACTTGGCGTGGGTTTGATTGGCGTATTACCGATGTTAGAGAATCCAATGATCGCATGAATGTAACTATTTTATGCTATCGCAATGATCCGGTTGTGCCAGTATGAGCACTCAACAAAATCCCGCCATATATGCAGAATGTATCCAATATCAATTGGCAGAAATCCTTTCCCCTATTCCGGTATATGCAAATTTCAATAGAAATTGGGCTAAACAGCCAAAATTTGTAACTTGGCAATTAAGAAATGTTCATCAGCCTGTTTACACCGGACAAACTCAGTCCAATAAAGGTATTGACCGACCTATATTCCAAATGTCGGTATTTGCTGGAACTCTTGAAGATGCTTTTAATATAAGCAACTCTATATTACAATCTTTACATGGTTATTCGGGTATGTTTGGCGATCCCGATAATAATGGGTTTTTTATCGCCAAAGCCGATGTAATGTGGTTATATAATACCTATGATAATGAAATCGGGATGCAACAAATTATTTTGGATTGCACTCTTGATGTACCAACTTAATAAGATAGAATTAATTTAACTTTTAACAACGAGGTTTCAAAATGG